GTAAACCTCTTTGATTTGGACTAGCTGTTGGTATTAGTCCTCCCACAACTGATGCGAGGTCTTCTTTGCTGATTAAAATTGGGTTGCCGGAAGCATCTAATGCACGTACCCATTTTGCGTCACTGTTCTGTGGTAACTGGTTTTCGAATTGATCTGCCATAATTGTAATTTTTTTAAATGGTTATTAAATGATATTTTATAATTCCTGCATAGCTTCTACCATCTGTGGCGAACAGTGTCCAGATACAAAACTCTGTAAATATGTGAACTCATCATCTGAAAGTTCTATATCTCCATCAGAATGGTAAATACGAAGGGCTAAATCCATCCCTCGTATATCACCATACCGATATATCAGATTGGCCAAGTCAAGCCGAACATCCTGTTCCAGCTTTTGAGTATGGTCGATACCAGACCAGAATCGCATTTTTTTAAAGTTTACTTTCTTCATATAGCTGATATTAAAAATTATGATTAACCACAGGTATATTGAACCCAATATCCCTGATCATCCCGTACAAAAAATCTGGATACATCATCATTTATAACCAGAGAGCTTGCACCTCCGGAATTATTGGGATTGCGGAATGAACCGGATAAGGTTATAGCACCACTGCCTGAAACTCTTTTCATATAAAGAATTTTCCCAGCAGGTGAAGCAGATGTACTCGGCATGGTGACTGTGATATTCCCAGAGTTACCAAAAATGAGAAAGTCATCGTTCGCATTGATGGTTGCAGATGATGTTATTCGTCGTGTGTTGACAACAACACCATTAATTCTGGTTTTTTCCGTACTTCTAGCCAAAAGCGAGACATTTCCTTTGGCCTGAATAGCCTGCCCATATCCGGATGCATTACAGAGTGCCTTGATCGCAATAGAATCAGATGAACCGTAAGTTTCAGCACTGATACAGATTCCACTATCGTGTCGTACCTGAAGCATTGCACTTGTACCCCGGTTAACTGAAAATAATTTGGTTGAACCGTTGTTATAGTTACCAATGCTGAGAGACACATCTGCAGCCAGATTACTCAGACTCTTTGCACCGATTGAGAATCCTCCGATAGTTCCGGAGTCTGCGGATATATTACCTATAAATTTACCTGTAATCTCGGCATTGACACAATGGAAATACCCGGTATTCCCATTCAGGATCATGTTTGCAACTCCATTTGTTGACTGTTGTGATTTCATCACACCACCACTAAACATAAACCCTGCGACATTGGCTCCGTCAGAAAACAATGTATCGGTGGCAATATTCACCAGCTTGTTCATTGCTTCCCAGTTATCATCGCCGTTAGCTGATGTCGGTGCATCCGTAACAGTCGAGCCTTGAGTACGAACAAGGAAGTTATAATAAACCCCGTTAAAAGGATGTATTACCTTGTCACGATAGTCTGCACTCCACTCGTATGATTCTCCCGAACGCCATGGGCCACGATCACGTGGAAAAGCCCCCGTAGCCCCAGTAGCACCTGCCTCCGCTACTCCGATTCCTATTTCTGCCACATAATTGTCTGACCAGGCATTAGCTTCCGAGGATGACCAATAAGCACGGACTGCAAACTGTGTGCAGCCGGAAGCCGCCGGAACAGAGATGGAAGCCGACTGCACCGGACCGGCATGAGAGCGCCAGGAACCGTCATATTTTCTTGCAACCAACCAAAGTTCAGCACACTTACCAACAACTCCGTTACGGTTTTTCTTACAACTGACGGTAAAAGCTGACGGAGACATACTGCCAGTCGATGTATAAGCTATTGAACTGCATGAGCTATCCAACCAGTATAATGTCGGTGGCTCAATATTAGTGAGTCGCTGCCAGTCGGGATGCAGTGAGTTTGTTGATGGAGTTCCAGCCAAAAGATATCCCTGTGGTGTACGGACATAATTACCATTATTGTATTTAGCAATGGCATACGGTGGTGCACTGGTATCACGCAGTGCTACAAAAGCATTCTCAGCAAATTCTACCGCTGAGTTTTTCTTGTAAGGAACATTGCCTGAAATCCATGCTCCGCATGGGATAAAGCTGGCACCGGGAGTACCATTCTGTCCGGGTGTACCTTGAGGACCTTGGGGACCTTGAGGCCCCTGCGGACCTGTTGCACCGGTATTCCCCTTATCTCCCTTGTCACCTTTGGAACCGCTCACACATACTGCGTTTGTTGTGGTTTTGGAGTTATCCGTATAAGTGATAACGGAACGTGTCCACATGTATTTCCCATTTTGCCATGCCGGAACTGCTGTTGACCAGCTTCCTCCTGTTGTCGAGGACGAAGAAGCAGACAGATAATATTCTTCAACAATCGATTTCACTCCTTTGCCTGCCGCACCTGTATTGCCGGTTGCTCCTGTATTACCCTTCGCTCCGGTTATACATACGGGAGCTGTTTCCTTTGTCGTTTCATCCGTATATGTGACTTTTGTCTTCGACCACATGTATTTGCCGTTAACCCATTCCGGGGAAGTTGTCTGCCAGCTACCACCTGACAATGAAGTTGCTGATGTGGACATATAATACAGAACATCTACTGATTTAACGCCTACACCGGCAGATCCGGTATCTCCTTTGTCACCTTTATCTCCCTTAACCTTAGTCCATGTGTAAGAAGAAACACTGCTGCTATCAGCCTGTGTAAAATCTACATACTGCCCGATATAAGCACCGGGAGTTTCTCCGTTGTTGGCTGTAAAACTCTTGCCGCCATCATTGGAATATTTAATGTGCAGATAAGAAGTTTTACCATTGGCTCCCGCAGGTCCTTGAATACCCTGATCACCCTTAGGCCCTTGTGCACCCTGAAATCTTGCCCATTTGTAGGAAGTGTAAGATGTAGGTGCTGTGGAACTTTGTGTTACAGCCGTACCTATATAGGTGTTCGGAGTATCACTCATCGGATTACCATTTGAGTTTGCCGAATACTTTACATGGAAATATGATGATGTACCGGGAATACCTTGAGAGCCGGTAGGCCCCGTATCACCTTTATCCCCTTTGGCGCCCTGAGGTCCCGTGTCTCCTTTATCACCCTTGTCTCCCTTGTCACCCTTGATTCTACTCCAGGAATACTTCTTGTAATCGTTACTATCTGCCTGTGTAAAATCTGTATATTGGCCGATATAAAGTTTATTGGTTGAATCGCTGGTACTGAAGCCCGAAGAACCATCTGCAGAGTTGGCATAAGCGATGTGCAAATAAGATGTCTGGCCATTCGTCCCGTTTGTTCCCGGAATACCCTGGTCACCTTTTGCACCCTGTGCACCCTTTGTTTTCATCCATTTATATGCAGAAACACTGCCACTGTCGGATTGCGTAAAATCGACATATGTACCCATCCAGTCTCCTACATCCTCGCCATTATTACCAGTAAAGGTCTTACCCCCGTCATTAGAATATTTAATATGGAAATAAGAGGTTTTACCAGCTGCTCCTGTAGCCCCGGTTTCACCTTTTGGCCCCGGGATACCCTGCTCGCCCTTTTCACCCTGAAGCCCTTGAAGACCACGCGGTCCCTGTTCACCCTGAATCTTGCTCCATGTATATTTCTTGGGATCTGAGCTATCAGCCTGTGTGAAGTCTACATACTGTCCGATATAGGCACCCGGCAATTCTCCATTGTTGCCGGTAAATGTTGAACCTCCATCATCAGAGTATTTAATGTGCAGATAAGAGGTTTGACCGTTAGCGCCATTTGTACCCGGTATGCCCTGATCACCTTTGGCCCCTTGCAATCCTTTAAAGCGTGCCCATGTATAAGCAGCCGGATCGGTACTGTCATCCTCTGAGAAATCAACATACGTGCCGACATAGTCATTAGGTGTATCGGATATATCAGTCGGCTTGACAGGATTCTGTAAGTGCGAGTACTTTATGTGAAAATAGGAACTGCGACCATCTGCTCCAGCAGGGCCTTGTATACCTTGTTCTCCTTTCGGTCCCTGAAGTCCCTGTAAGCCACGCTGACCTTCTGCAACCTGCTTCAGCCAATCCGGATTATTATCAGCAGGTTCTGACTCTGTACCTTCCGGATTGATGCATAGCCATAATGAACCATTATGGGATACTCTATCAAAATAAGCATGTGGCCCAGCCTCCCATGCCCCTTTGTCAAGAGGAACCCGAATCGGCTGACCGGTAATGGTATCCGTCTGGAATATAAGACCGGTCATCAGGATATTTTGTAGTACAGCCGAATAGTTGTCACAGTCAAACCCCTGTACTTTCATTCCTTTCTTTTTCCCCAGCCAGCTTTTCATCTGTGCCGGTTCCGGGTCCCAGGTATTGGCGTTATCAAAGAAAGTAATACAATTGTTCCCGTTCAGAGTATCAAACAGAATGTATGTTTGACGGTCTAGGTCTGTAAAGTTCCCCGTTTGTGCCAGTATCATTTCCTCACCCGGTTCGTAGTTGTTCCCGGGCCGATTTACCATTTTGAATGTTTTTGCATCATAGTCGGCTTCTGTCACGCGAAACTGCATTTGCGCAAAACCAGTAAGTTTTCCTTCTTCATTTTTTGTTGTAAAGAAAGCAGACAGAATGTCATCAACAAACTGGCTCAGTGCGTCCGCTTCTGTCAAGTCTGGTATAACCGTAAAACTTCCATCATCATTCTTTATATATGACTTTACTTTGCAACCGCCCCCGGGAGATATAACAGCACGTCCTTTGAAATATGTAATGCGATTATAAGCTATTTCCGGAACAAATAATCGTTTACGAAAATAGCCTGATTCCATTTCCATATTCCCTTCTTCGTCTATCATACCACCAGAAACACCTGTAATGAAATTACCGAATTTTGCTGTTCCTTTTACAACAATACCTTTCAAAAATGTCATTACATATTTTATCTGCTCTGCCACATCTTTCCTCAAAAACATGCCTATTGCTTTCAGGGCAGAAAATACATTATAGTCTGACGGGGTCTTGTTATCCGTTGTTTTGATAATGTCGATAACTTCCTGCTCTTGCTTTTGAGATAATACATACTGCAAATTATTCAGCCGGTTATCCACAGACGACTTCCATCCGGTACCAACCTCATCCGAACAGGTGATCGTAGCCTGGCACAGATCATTCAACTTGCGTTGCACCTTGATGATACGTGTATCCTTGTATCCTCCGGTGCTGCCGAAATACTGTTCTGACAGTAAACGCACATTCCACCCTATGCGGAGTGGTGTGCCGTTCTTCTCGATATAATTCCGGTCGGTGGTTCCGGTGTATTTATTCGGATCGAAGCTGTAGGTTGCCAGATAATCATCCACTGCTTGCTTGTATTCCTGTTCTGCCGCAGTGATGTATTCCTGCGGCATGGCGAAGTTCCAGGGAATGTACTGATCACCTGGATTCGGGACAATTACACCACCTGGGATCTGTGTTGTTTCATCCGGATATACATTGATGATTTCCCATTCTTTAGTATCCTCATGCCACGCTGCCTGGAAGGAACCGTTAGTTCCCCGACCTGCCAGTTCTCCTGTCTGGAACTGTAGCATGCAATCCAGATCCGGAATCTCGTAGTCTTTCGGATTCCAGTTCATCCCTTCATCCTTGATGTAGTACACCGTGTATTTGCGTCCGTTTTCATTCTCTTTTTCTTCAGTTCGTATGGAAGATATGGTTCCAACGTATTTCGGATAAATTGCCGAGAAAGCAGCTTCTTCTGTCTCTTCCTTAACGCCATATAAGTTTACATTTTTGTCTACATACTTGGCACGGCTGGGTAACTGCAACCGGGAATATCCGTACTTACTTGCATCGATATTTCGTGTAGATCCTAACGGAAACAGGCGGGTAAAGAATTTCACTTCGCCGTTATCTTCCTGCGAAAGGTTAGTGAGTCCTTGCATATAGCCCAGTTCCTGGCGTTCGCCATGCGAAGCTTTGCAAAGATTTATGACGAATCCGTCTGCCCACATTTCTGTTTCAAATGTGGCAGCTATACCATTGCTGGAGAAAGCAGCATCCCAACAATTCAAGTTTTTATATTCTATATTTTTGTTTTCAGCCGATATAACAGTTCCGATACTCCATACGTCTTTTCCGGCCAGACGGTTCATATTCTCTACCCATAGCTGTAGATGTTCCCGCGGACCGCCGTCATAATAGAATTCAGATGTGGTATCTCCTTCAGAAAACAGCATCAGCACATCTTCTGCATCATGTATAGGGGCGTAAAACTTAACTGAGTATTCATAGTTTTGTGTATTTTTCTGCTTGGGGCGGTACTGGCGTTTTATTTTATAACGCACACCTTCCAGGTCGATATAGTCATCCACATCCAGCGGAACGTATGCGATATGGGTGAAGGATGCAGATACACTGCACTCTCCTCCTATCTCCTCTGTGACGGTAGAAGAAGAGTTCGGACTGGCCGTCAGTCGAAGGTTGTTGGCTTTATCGTATATTTTCAGTTCCATTTTATCGTCATTTAATCTGTGTTTAATTAATTCCTAAACGGATGGCTGCGGTTCCAGAAACTTGACGGGAAACAGCACATAAAACCGGTCTCTTTCGTAGCTTTCGTACCAGTCCGGTTCTGCCGGCATGTCCTGATACACCATATTGTAAGTCCGGTAATTCTTTACATTTATCGTAAGCATTCCGGACGTAATCAGCGTCATCATGCGCTGGTATTTGTCCAGGCGGTCGGCTGCAGAGCTTCCACGAAGCCAGAACTGCAAGGTACGTTCGATGCTGCCCAGCTTCACGTTTGGGTTCTGAGGAAGCTCTACCCCGTTCCGTTCCCGGAAGTCTACGGTAGTAATATCCTTTGCCTTGGGCATGCGAAGCAAGGCATCCATGTTCACGTGTCCACCTTCTTCAGTCTCGCCCAGGAAGGCACCGTATTCCGTCCATACGTCTGTTCCGTTTATTGTAAGGTATCCTGTAAGGTCCATTTCTTTCAATTGATAATTAATAATTGACAATTGATAATTATTTAAGCTGTATTCCGTTCATTTTCATATCACTCAATATCTCGTGTATCTCCACCAGATGTGCCGTGTGTCCGGCTATGGTGGCCAGCGCCTGGCTGTCCTGCTTCTGTGTGTTTCGGATTTCCTGTACAAACTTGTCAATATTCGCCAGATGTGTCTGCATGTTACGCCCTATGCCCTCGAAGGTGGATATGCTTTCCTGGCTCATTGTTGTAAGTGCACCACTGCCGGGCGACTGGCTGCTTCCCGATCCGGATGCAGACCATCCGAAAGTATTCATCAGCTCTTCCCGGTCTTTTATCATCTGATCCACCATTGCCTGATTCTGTTCCCTCAGATTATCCACTTCATCTCTGGTCAGTCCGTCTTCGCCTAATTTTACCCAGTTGTCGTATAAGGCTTTAATCTGGCTGTTGTATTTATTCGCAATAAGTGAACGGAAGAAGGCATTCTGGAGATTCTTTTCCAGATTGTCTGCCAGGTCTTCGTTGGTAGATTCCAGATCAGATATAAGGTCAAAGTATCCATCCTTAAACGCATCAAATCCGATTCCGGTAATGGCTTCCTGTTCCTTTGAGGCTATTTCTTCCAGTTGATCCGCGTAAGAACCGATATTTTGTATGTAATCGATGAATTCAGAATTTACATCCGTCAGTACGGAAACAAACTTCTCATCCTGAAGCACATTCCCGATGATACCTGCATCCAGCCCCAGTACATCACCCAGACTTCCGACCTGCTCTCCGACCAGTCCGGACAATCGCTGCCAGTCCTGTGACGACATCCGGTCATTCACCCGATATCCCAGGGAGTGGGATCCGATACTTGCACCGCTACCCGCCAGCATATTGGCCAGCTGCCTCTGCCGTTCAATCTGCACGTTTACCAGTTTTTTTGCTTCCTCTGCTGCCTTCTGCGCTTCTGCTCCGTAGTTGATGTCGATGTATTCCTGCTTCTTTGAAATAAGATCATCCCATATATCAATCAGCCCTTCATACTTTGATTTCAGATTTTCATATCCGGAATAATCTGCACCGCCGAAGCCAAACAGTCCGGCTATAGTATTCCCGACTCCAGTCAGAATCTTAATTGATCCAGTAATGGCACTGAATGGTTTGGTAATGTCGATACTTTCCAGTCCATTCATTACCTGACTGACTCCGTTCAATGTTTCACTGGCTGCTTCCGGAACTTTTACGCCAAGGTTACCCAGCATGTCTACGATATCATTTCCGGCATCAACAATGGCCATTCCTTTCTGTCCGATAGAATTGGCCGCTTCTGTCAGATTCTTCTGGGCACTGTATCGTTTATCCTGAGCAGCACGAAGTCTTTCCTCCGCTTCGGCCTGTGTAACCAGCTTGCGGGTAAGGGTTCCTGTTGCTTCGTCATATTCTTCCACGATGACACTTCCACCCATCTGAGCCTGTTGCAGCAGGTTCTGAGCAGTACGTACCTCTTCCATGGCGGACTTGTAGTCCTCGTATCCCTTCTTCATTGCCTCGAACGGGGAACGGTCGGCCAGCTCGGAGTCTATCTCTTTGAAAGCATCCATTACCTCCTTGAAGGATTCCGGACTGATGTCATCACCGATTCCTTCCAGGTATTCCTTCAGCTTCTTGCGAAGGCTTTCCAGCGTATCGGTCGACACACGGTCCAGGTCACCGAAAATCTTGTCCCAGTCCATCCCTTTCTTCATTTCCTCAAAGTCCAGGCTGGCCAGCTTGTCGTCACGTTCACGAGTCAATACGTCAGCTTCACCTTCTGTTTCCGCAGCGGCAATCTTCCGCGCGTAATCCATTGCGATGGCCAGACGCTTCTCCTGATACGTTCCGTATTGTTTATTGTAGTCGATAAGGCTCTGCGTGGCCTTGTCGCGGTATTCCTGCTCAATCTGATAGATCTGTTCATTATACACCTGTTCTGCCAGCACACGGTTGTTTTTAGCCGATTCCTTTACGGCATCATATTGGCTCTGCGGAATGTTGTCACCCTGCTTGCGTGCCTGATCCATCTTTGCCAGTGTATCCCGTTCCTGCTTGTCGATGTCGGCAATACTGTCATCATATTCCTGCTTTGCCAGTGCCATGCGCTTGGCAATACCTTCCTGCATAATCTGGATGCGGAGTTTTTCCGTAGTCTGCTGTGCACGAATACGTGCATCGGCAAGCTGGGAGGCGTAGTCGGTCTTTTCGGAACCTGTACCGGTTTCGCCACCTCCTCCGTTTGATTCAAAAAGAAGGTCTTCTATGTTTACCTGATCAGCCAGACTCTTATTGAATTTGGTCAAATCATAAATCTTCCTTCTCCATTCGGTAATCTTTTCCTCGCTCTCTTTAAACTTTCGGTCATAATTACGGTTGGTTGCATCGATCACATCGTTACTAACAGGAAAAAATGTTTGTTTTTGTCCTTCTTTCAGCTTACCTACAGCCTCAGTTCTTTTAATTTCGTTCAGTTCCTGCTTCTTGTATTCTTCCGTTATTTTTGTTTCCAGATCAAGGATCTCCTTGCTGTTTTTTATCAATGTTTCTTTGGCTGCCTGCGCTTTTGCTGAAGCCATAATAGCCGTAGCCAGTTCGTTATATTTGTCAGCAGCCTTTCCCACTAAGATCTCTTCATCCGAAAGATTCTTAAAGTATTGAGGATATTCTTTTTTCAGTTCCTTTACAGCTGAAATACGTTCATTCATACCTTTGGAACTGTCTACTGCAGCCTTATATAGTAAATTGAGCTGTACTGTTTCATTCTGTGCAGTCTGCTGAGACTCAAGCATGGCCTTTTTATAGTTTTCCAGAGCCTCTCTGTTGTTGTCAATAGCTTTTTTCCCGTTGATAAGCTCTTTTACCCAGCTTGCAATATCCTTTCCGAACACAATACCCAGCGAAATGGCTGCTACCAATGCAGTCTGCCAAGAAAATACAGCACTTGCAAGCTGTTTCCATACTGGTACACCTTTATTACCCAATAGTTCGTTCTGCTTGCGCACATCGGCAATGGCATCCGCCAGCATAGGAAGGTTGTTTGAGATAGCGAGGATAAACATCTGCGGCCCCATGGCCAAAGATGGCAGCTCTCTTGCTACCTGGCTGAACTGCATCTTCAGGTTGTTTGTCTTACGGGTAACGGCTTCGGTGTCGATGTCAATGGCCTGCGTTTTTGCGGTTTCTTCTTTCGTCTTTTTCAAGCTTTTCAGTCCAGCTTCCAGTCCGCGTACTTGTCCGGTAAGAGCCTGAATGTTGGCGGTCTCCTGTGTGTAACTTATACCCGCAGCTTTATTGACCTCCAACTGGTGTTTCTGTTCGGCAATTACCTGTTTTAATGCAGATATCAGTTGCAGAGTCTGATTTCCCACATCATCCACATTCTTACCCACGCTCTGTAGTCCGGCTTTGGTAAGGTCTTTCATGAATATTTCAAGCTGTACAGGTACTGCCATATCCTTAATCTTTTACTGCGTATTTTGTGAAGAAATCCATCGGGTTCATTCCCTTTGTCGTGTTCTTGTTATCTGTTTGTTTGTGACTGTTTCTTTGTTTCTCCCGTTCTTCCATTTCACGGATCTGTTGCATCATATCCGGCTTCTGCGGAGGAATCCAGTGCGGCATGTCTGCCATCATCATTTGCAGGGTTACTACATTCACTTTGTCCAGAATGTAGTCAATGCTCCAGCCTGTTTCCGTGGCCAGCTGACCTACTACGCCGAAAAGGCTATGCGAAGGTTCTGTATGTCCCTTCTTTAACTCCTCGTTTCGTTTTCGCTCTCGTTCCGGCTCGTTAAGGGCTGCATCTTGTTCAGTGCTGCTGCCGATGCGATAATAATCCCGAAAGACGTGGTAGATGTACTGTTCAGTATTTGTCGCCAGGCGGATGAAAGTTCGTCGGGTGTCATCAGTTCCCGAAGCATCCATGCCACCGGGCGGTTTAGTAACCTTCCCAGTACCGGGCCTCGAATAATTCCGTATGCCACCATCCGGCTGATATCCTTTCCATGCAGGAAGACAAACCGGATACGCTGGTCCAGGTCGTATGCATCATATTCTTCAGGAGTCACCCCGATTCGGAGATAACGCTTGCTGATACGGATCAGGCTGCGTGTGGTAGGTGTCTTCATCGTGATGCGGAACGGACGTTTCCGCAGTATCGTATGAAGCGGCAGGCTGATTCCCCCGTCACTGAGGGAGATGCCTGCCAGCAGTTCTATATCCTGTGCCTTCATACTTATCCTGCTGCGTCTGCGGTTGAGTCTGCGGTATCAGGTGTCACTCCGGGAGGATAGATACGGTAACGTCTTTCCTTGCCGTCGGTTGGTTTCAGCATATCCACACGGATACCCATTGCCAGCACATTCTGCATGTTGATACCATTCTGCCATCCGTTACGGCTCAATCGGGAGTTAAATACACGGAAACTGTGGCCTGAATGCATAGTGATAGTCAATACGCCATTGGCTACCATCTTTGTCGGTGGTGTATAAGAGCCGTCAGCTTCTTTCTTTCCACCGAACACATTCACCATGTTTTCCGCATTCAACTGGATAAGGTTCATTGTGAACGCATCGCTTCCCGGATTGGTCATAATGCTGTCTACCGGTCCGTCTGTTACCTGTGCGGCATTCACATCCATAAAGGTAGGCGCATTTCCTGCCGGCTGCATTCCGTTTTCATCCAGCCAGCCCAACGTCTTTTCCCCGCCTTCCGATGTCTTGAACTTTACGGCGGCCACACCATACATCAGTCCGTTGCTTGTATCTGCCATAATCTTGTCGTTTTTAATGTTTGCTTAAATAATATTTAATCAGTTGCCAGATAAGGAAAATCCCCAGCAGGGTCAGGGCTGTTCCTGTCAGCCATCCCTGCACTCCAGGGCGTGTTTCCTTCAATTCCTCCAGTTGACTTTCCGCTTCATCACGGATACGGTTTGAAGTGGTTTTCTCTTCCTGGATTACCTTGCGTTCTTCACCTTCATGCTGCGCTGTGATGTTCACACCACCTTTTCCGTCACTCTCCGCACGGAGAGACAAACGGCCATCGTGCGCAGTGAGGCCGACGCCTTCAGGCAATGTAGGAAGAAGCAGGAGGCGGTCGGCATCCAGTGCCAGACTCGTCTGTGTCATCGGGACCGGCTCGTAAGCAGTCACCTTCGTTGCGGTCTGCGTCAGACTGTCCTTTCGGACGGCTGTCCGGTTCTCCTGTAAACTGCTTGTACTTTTGCAGCTCTGGACGGAGAGGACAACTGCCCCAATAACGGCACACAGCAGCCCGGCGCGTAATGCGTTCCAATTTAAATATGCGTTCATCCTGTCTGATGGTTAAGTTCTGTAATTCGTCAATTTTATGCTGAAGGCCGATCATCGTTTTACCGTTCGCTTCGTACATGGTCTGGAAATATGACTCCACGTCCTTTTGCGATGCTGCCTTGTTTTTCCGGCGTGTCCGCCATAGCTCAATCAGGGCCAACAGCCCTCCGCCAGCGAACAGCCATTGTATAATTTCCCTGATTGTATCGCTCATGGCCGGTTTGTCTTTAAAGTTTCAGTGTCTGTTTCCGGTTATTCCTGTCGCGCTTGTAAGACACATGCACCCAGGAATAATTCTTTTCATCAATCAGCTGGTCGAAAGGCAGATTCTCACGGATGTACTCAAAGAGTTTCCGGTTCTCTTCCCTGCTTCCTGCCGTAATGTCGGCAGCCTCCCCTTTCAGATGCTGGCTGCTTGCCTTACCTCCTACCAGCCGGTTCAGTTGCGGACAACGGTACCCGGAGTTGACGGCAATCGGTTTCCCGTACCATTCGCGGAGCGGGTCAAGCACGTTGTCGGCCAGGGCTTTCAGATTACCCGCCTCCTGAAGAGGCGGTGTATTCTTGATTCCATGAGCGTCGGCGGTGGTGCTGGCACAAAGTTCACCCATTGTAAAGTGTTTCATCTTTCAGTCCTCCTTATGCTTCAAGTTCCTCACCGGCTGCAGGGTCTTCCTGCAACTTTTCTTCCAGTCCGTTTACACCTTTTGCTCCTCCTTCAGACAGGACCATGGCCATTTTGGCGGCTTCAGCTTCACGGCGTACGGTAGCCCAGTTCTTGTCTGCTTCCACTTCCTGATCGGAAGTCTGTTCGGTCGTTCCGTCATAACTGTAGATGGCACCGAGAGCTTCCATTTTCTTCGGCAGTACGATGTAGTAGTGACGGAAGTTCACTTCGTTCTGCTGGTAGTCCGGGTTGGTCTGTGCGTCGCGGTAATACATCTTGGTGCTACCCTGTGCACGGAACACACGCTTGGTGTAGAAGCAGAAGGATGCCTGATGGTCAGTGCCCGAAGGCGAGTTCTTGAATGGAACCTTGGTTCCTTCCTTGGTAAAGTACGGACAGTTCTCAAATTCATATACTTCGAAGCCGTACATGTTGGCAATCTTTCCGGTTGTGTAGTTGTAATACTGGTCGCGGAACTTCTGGTCGTCTTCCAGCAGGTCGTTCACATGATCCGAGCAGAGTACCAGACGACGGCCTGCTGCCGGAATCTGCAAGTCATCCAGCTTGCGTTTCAGCGCGATAATATCCTTTCGGGTACATTTCTTTCGTCCGTTGTCATCTTCACCGGAAGTTGGCACAACCGGAGTCTTGGCCGTATTGCTGTTCGGAGCCAGCGCGTGAGCCGCTTTCTTGAATTTGGCGATAGTGATGGCATCACCATGACGCTCGATCACACTACCCATCTTGTCGTATGAGATGGCAAAAAGCTGGTCGTCCGATACGGCAGTTTTCTTGGTCTGGAACTTGTCAAGGCCCAGTGCAATATCCCCGTCCTCCAGTTCCTGTGTGGCAATGGGATACGTCGTGTTGTTGATCAGCACGTCCGGATCACCGCCCACATCCACCAGATGCACCACTTCGTTGTTCACCGCTGCCGAATAATCGGACACGCCGTCAAGGAATGAGGCGGTCATGCCTCCGCGAAGCTGCTTCACCAGCTCGCCCGTCCACACTTCGGTATAGACACCTTCCAGGGCGGCACCTTTCGGAAGGAACTTGCCCAGTGCTATCGGAAGCACTACGCCCACAATCAGTCCCCAGAATCCTGCATTCGGTACTCCAAGCAGAAAGAGGATAATGATACTCATCAACACATTCACCAGTGTGCCGGTTACGAATTTTACGATTTCTCTTCTCATGTTCGTGTTTTAATTTGTGTTCAACAATCAGTTAAGTTCGGGGCAGTCCACACCGTATTCTGCCTTGTACAGTCTGCGATACTGTTGCGGATCGTCCTTTCGCATCAGCTTCAGTTCCTCTGCCGGAACTTCACTCAGTTTCTTCCAGTCGCCGGTTGCCGTTTGCGAGGTAGCGCGGTTCAATACCATCGACGGCTTTACTGTGCCGTGCATGGCTTCGAAGGTCAGTTTCAGGCTTTCCTGGCCTACCTTCTTCCCCAGATCGATAAAGTGAGCTTTCTTCCCGGCTTCAATCTTTCCGGAAGTTACGGCTTCTTCTACCAGCTGGGTAATGCCCGACAGACGCAAGGTCTCCAGTTCCTTTTCCAGTTTTTCCTTTTCGGTACGCAGCGTCGCGTTGGCCGTCTGGTAACCGAGCAACACATTAATCTGTTTCTGCACTTCCTGCAGTGTGGCGGTGTCCGCCAGCCCCAGCATCAGGGCGATGGTTTTCAGTTGTTCGTTCATTGTCTGTAATGTTTGGTTTTCATTTAGGGTTTTCCTTAATAGCGGCAGGTCGCATCCGCCTCCTGCATTCAGCCTGAGTTCCCGCCCCTCGTAAGAGAGCCGGATGTTGTCGTCATTTCCGCCGATGTCCACCATGCTGTATTCCATCAGCTTGCAGCGGGTCACGGTAGGACGGGTTTGTCCGGGTTTCAGCAAGGCAGCATCTTCGCTTGTTTCAAGTATCTCGAAGTTGGGCGAACCCATACGTAGCGTGCCCTTTTCCCATTGCTGCTTTGCCAGACGCGATTCTTCGCGTACCTCATCAAACCAGGGTTCGCCGGTCACTTCTCCATCCGCTACGCGTATGTCCTTGATCATTCCTATTACCACGCCCCGCTGGTGCATCCAGAGCAGTACGGGATTCCGGTTAAACTGCGTCAGGTCGATGCCTTCGGTACGGATCCACGTGCCGTAGCAGTTCAGCGTTTCGTTCGATATTCTGATTCGTTTTGCCATTTTTCCGTTCGTTTGACGCAAACTTACTCTGCCTTTCCCGTCCGGGCAAAAAAGTGTGTAACGGTTGCAAGGAAGTGCGTAACCTGTGCACTGTTTTCTGTAACGCTTGCACTTCTTTTTTCCCTAAGCCCAAAAATGGATGAACTTTGCCTTAAACGAATATTAAACACAAGGTAAAACATGGCTAAAAACGACACAAAACAGGAGCTGGCTCGGGTGCTCTACATGAGCGGACTTTCACAGGAAGAGATTCTTCAGAAAGTGGAAGTGAGCCGTCAGACGCTTAGCCGGTGGATCAATACTCTCGGCTGGAAAGAGATGAAGGCGGCACGCAACATTACCCGTCCGGAACTGGTGAACAAGCTGCTGTCTTCCATCAACTCCCTGCTTGACAAGGCGAACGAGCCGGGGAATGAGGATATGCTGGCCAGTCTGGGCGACAAGCTGATCAAGACGGCCACCGCCATCGAGAAGCTGGAGAAGAAGGCCAGCGTGGTAGACCGTATCGACACAATGATCGATTTTGAAAACTGGCTGGCGGCGAACCGTGAGAAGTATCCCCAGCTGACCAACGAACTGTTCCAGCTCGTAAACCAGCTGCACAACGATTACCTGAATGAACTCTTCGCCCAGAAAGGAGGCTAAGCATGACGGAACAGGAAAAGAAAGAAGCTCTTAAACGATGGCAGGAACACTGCAAGCGGGTGGAACGGATGACCTCGCAGGAACGGGTGGAAACCGAAGCGGAACGCAAGCGGAACATCGCCCGTGCCCTGAGAGATTACGACTGTTTCTGCCAGCGCTACCTTTCGCATTATTGCCAGTGTCCGAATGCGAAATTCCATAACGAAGCTGCACGCTACATCGCCGCTCATCCCGAGCTGCGTCTAGTCTGCAAGTGGCCACGCGGTCATGCCAAGTCGGTACACTTGGACATCGGCATCCCGCTCTGGCTGAAGTTCCGGGATGAGCTGCATGTCATGGTACTGGTAGGCAAAAGTGAAGACAGTGCCGACGGCCTGCTGGGAGATTTGCAGGCAGAACTGCAGTACAACCAGTACATCATCCGGGACTTTGGCGAACAGTACAACAGCGGCATGTGGCAGGAAGGCGAATTTGTTACACGTGATCAGTGTGCCTTTTTCTCACGTGGCCGTGGACAATCTCCCCGTGGCTTGCGTTTCCGTGAAATGCGTCCGGACTACATCGTGGTGGATGACTTGGACGATGATGAAATGTGCCGCAGTGAAGCCCGTGTACGCGAGATGACCAACTGGATAAAGGAAGCCCTTTTCGGTTGCTTCGGAGGCAAGGACGGGCGTTTCATCATGGTGGGAAACCTGATTTCCAAAAACTCCGTATTGCAGAAAATCATCGACACCCCTACTGTAAAAACCATCGAAGTGAACGCTATTGACCGCAACGGGAATCCTGCCTGGCCGGAGTTCTACACCATCGAGAAACTGCGCGACCGTGAACAGTTCATGGGCTACCGCTCGTTTCAGAAGGAATACATGAACAACCCTATCACCGAGGGAGCCGTGTTTCAGGAACGGTGGATACGCTGGCGGCCGATGCTGAAACTGAAATACTACGAGCAGATAGTGCTCTACATCGACCCTTCGTGGAAATCATCCGGAAAAAACGACTACAAGGCTGCCGCCATGATAGGCCGCCCCAGGCGCGGACTGAAAACCGCCTCCCACCGGGAACTGCATCTGCTGCGTGCCTTCTGCCGCCAGTGCAGCGTAGGCGAAATGGTGCGTTGGCTCTACGATGTCTACGAGTCACTGCCTGAGGATGCGGCGGTCAGTATCTACATGGAAGCCAACTTCATGCAGGACACCATTCTCGATGAATTCCAGCGCGAAGGTGACGCACGGGGCTACCAGCTTCCCATCATGCCCGACAAGCGGAAGAAACCCGACAAGTTCGCCCGTGTGGAGGCTATTAGCCCACTGTGGGAACGTGGTTACTTCTTTTATAACGAAAAACTGAAAGAAGACCCCGACATGCGGGCCGGAATCGACCAAACACTGGCTTTCGAACAGGGAAGCCGGGCACACGATGACTTCCCCGATGCCAGTGAGGGGGCAATTTATAAATTACAGAAACAAACCCGTGAGGCTTCGTTCACTCCCCGACTGGGTGTAAGGCGGCCTCCTAAAAACTCATGGTAATTATGTTTATCACCGAACAAGACTACATACAGGTCAGCGCCGACGCGCTGAGAATCATTCAGCAGGCCACGGACGACAACCGTCTGCTGGCCGAACGCCGTGCCATGGACCGGATAGCCAGCTACCTGGACGGACGCTATGACATGCAGGCAGCCTTCACCGCCGAAGGCGAAGCAAGAAACCTCGACCTCGTGGGACTGGTGGCCGACCTGGCACTCTACTTCATGGTGCTCAGTCTGCCGCAGAAGATGGGATATGAAATCCGGAAGGAACAGTTTGAAAACGCTGTCGCATATCTGGAGAAGGTACAGGCTGGAAAGGCGGTCATGAACCTTCCCGAACTGCAACCCACGGGCGAAGAAGGAGAACAAACCGGCGCCGGTATACGCTACGGCTCCGACAAACGTAACAATTATATCTGGTAACTACTATGGCAAAGAAACCGAAAATAGAATATCTCAACCGGATGAATGCTGCCGAAAGACGGCGCATCAAGGAAATGAGCGTCAAGCTCCAGCTGCTTACCGAAGCACTGACACGGCGTGATCTGGCCGACTGGCGGCGTGCATGGCAGATGGCTATCAACGTAGACAACCCAAACCGTACACGTCTGCTGAATCTTTATACTGATGTGGATGCCGACCTGCACCTGACCGGATGCGTGCAGCAGCGCATGGGATTCGTATTGAACAAGAGTTTCAAACTCTGCGACGCGAAGGGCGTGGAGAATCCTGAACTTACGGAACTGCTGGAAGCTCCCTGGTTCAAGGAGTTCCTGCGGCTGGCACTGGAAAGCAATTACTACGGCCATTCACTCATCGAACTGGGCGATGTGGTGGAAGTGGACGGACGGATGGCCTACAACCGGGTCAGCCTGATTCCACGTACCCACGTCATTCCTGAATACGGTGTCATCATCACCCACGAGAACGACACCTGGCAGGTGGGCTATGACTACCGGAACAGTGAAATGACCGACTGGTGCATCGAGGCAGGCGGTACGCATGATCTGGGCCTGTATCTGAAATGCGCCCAGCAGACGATCCCGAAAAAGAACATGTGCTCGTTCTGGGACATGTTCGGAGAAATATTCGGTATGCCGCTGCGAGTGGCTACTACCACCAGCCGCGACCCGAAGGAATACGACCGCATTGAGCGCATGCTGCGCGACATGGGAGCAGCCGCTTACGGCCTGTTCCCCGAAGGTACTACCGTCGATCTGAAAGAAAGCACCCGTGCCGATGCGTTCAATGTGTACGACAAGCGTATCGACCGCTGCAACTCGGAAATATCGAAAGGAATTCTTACAGTAACCATGACTATGGAAGACGGTGCCAGCCTTTCGCAGAGCGAGGTGCATCGCAAGATGCTGGAAAACCTGATTCAGAAGGATGCCGACCTTATCCGTGACCTGGTGAACTGGCAACTCATCCCCCGCATGATCCGTCACGGATTCCCGCTGAAAGGCTTCCGCTTCGCGTGGGATGAATCGGTAGACTATACCCCTGAACAGCAGGTAGCCTACGAGCGTCTGCTGCTGGAACACTACGAAGTAGAGCCGAAATATTTTATCGACAAATACAACATCCCATTGAAACGGAAGAAGGACACATCCTCCGTAGCGGTTCCGGAAGTCAGGAAAACGGCACAACAAAAATCAGGAAAGGAAGAGCAGAAGCTGGTATTACCGGAAGGAGAACACCCTTTTTTCGACTAAGCCCCGACGATTATAAGGGGCTGCATCAGCGGTACGCCGACATCCTGAAACTGGCGGCGGAAGAAGATGAAACACCGGAAGAAGCGGAGGAAACCATGGAGTTTCCCACCCTGGAAGCCGGATGGATGCTGCTCATGGGATGGCTTTATCAGCAGACGGAAATCTCGCCTGAAAGCCTGACCGCCGAAGAGGTGCAGCGTTTCATCCGCACCCATACCGATGTGCTGGACGGAGCGGTAGACACCGCCCTGAAGGAAGTGCCTCTGGATGACATATCGGTGCAACGACTGAAGGAATCGAACTACGTGTTCAGCGGTATCAAGACCTTCCACGAACTGAACGAGACTTTCCCCTCCCTGCTGGATGAAGAAGGAAACCGCAAGCCGTTTAATCAGTTCCTAAATGATGTTCAAAAGGTATATGACACCTACAACGTGCAGTATCTGCGAACAGAATACAACTTCGCCCAGGCATCCGCGCTGATGGCGGCACGATGGAAGAAATTCGAGCAGGATGGCGACCGATATAACCTCCAGTACCGGACCATGTACGATAAGCGGGTACGACGTACCCATCGGATGCTGCATAACATCACCCTGCCCATCGAAAGTCCGTTCTGGGACAAATATTTCCCGCCCAACGGTTGGAATTGCCGCTGTACCGTGGTGCAGGTACGCAAGGACAAATACCCCGTGAGCAACGAGCAGGAAGCCATGAACCTGGGCAGTCAGGCTACCGCCGGAAAGTATCAGGAAATGTTCATGTTCAATCCCGGCAAACGAATGACGACCTTCCCGGCATACAATGGCTACACCCTGCGCAAATGCAACCGGTGCGAAGTACGCCCTGACAAGATGAAGCTGGCTGCCGACATTCCGGACAATGAGGTATGCCGGGCGTGCAGGCTGCTTCAGGAAATGCGTGCCGGAAAAGAAAGGTTACAGGAACAGCGTAAGGCTGTCCGTCAGTGGGCCAAAGAGAATTTAGTCGGAAAAACCGTACTGGTTCAGGGAATACAGAATCCGGTGGAATTCACCTCAAACGGTATCAAGGAAGCATTGAACCAGCCTCACAAATTTGTAAGGGCAAAGAATGAAGCAGTCTATAATCTGATCAATCTGCTGAAAGATGCCAAGTTTGTTTTGGAACGTCCGGATGAAAAGGGGAATCCCATGGTGATGAAATATCATTACCTGCGCATCCGCATAGCTGATGAGGATTCATTTGCCGTAATCCGGGAACTGGTGGACGGAAGATGCCAGTTTTATTCCATCGTGGAGAAGCTGAAAAAAAGAAAAGAGAGCGACTGAAGCCTTTAGTGAAGGATCTGCAATCCAACCCAGTACTTCGCGTCACTCTCTCTTCTGCAAAGATACGATTAATTCATTAAAAAACAATGCGTAATGGCTGAAAAATCAAATCAGATAACCCGTGAACTCCAGCAGCGGGTAAACCAGCTGATAAAAGAAACACTGAAGGACATACGGACGGAAGCTTTGGATGAATTCGACCGGAACTTTGAGCGGGAAGCCTTCTTCAATGAAAAGTGGGCACGCCGCAAATTTAACGATGACAGGAGCCGGGGACTACTTGTCCAGACCGGAAACCTGCGCCGAAGTATCACGGGACGCATTACCAGCCGCGACAGCGTGGTGATAGAAAGCACCGAACCGTATGCGCAGATACACAACGAAGGAGGAACCATCACTGTAACACGGAGGATGAAGAAATATTTCTGGTGGAAGTATATTACCATTACAGGCAGCAAGCGGATGAAAGCCGGAATACCAATTACTTATTCCGAACGTTTCAGCCGAAAAAAGGACGGAACCCTCCGGAATACGAAACGGAACCGTGCCCTTACAGAGGAAGCCGAATTTTACCGGAGAATGGCTATGAAAAAAACCGGAAGCAAAATCACCATTCCCAAACGCCAGTTCATCGGGAACCATCCCGACCTGGAAAAACTGCTGAAAGAAATCTTTTACAATAACGCTAAAAACTTTGACACACTATGAGACGTATGCTTTATCTCGGCCTGACCGAAGCTTTGAAAGAACTGAAAGACGACGGCGGACAGCCGCTGATCCGGCACATTGACCTGTGGAACGAGCAAGTGGAGTTTATCGAACAGGAAGAGCCGTTTGACACCCCGGCGGTGTTTATCGAATTCCGGCCAGTGCAGTGGCGCACGCTGGGAGGAACCACCCAGCAGGCAGACGTTCCGTTCCGGTTGCATGTGGTCACCAAATGGCAAGGAAGCGCAAGGGATGGAAGCGTGTTTCAGGAAGAATCGCTGGAACGCTTTGATCTGTTGGACAAGATTGACGCGCACCTGTTCAACTTCTTCCTGTCTGTCCGAAATGAATCTGTCTGTATGACCCACCGAACGGGCAGCAGCACCAACCACAACCACGAGGAACTGGTGGAAGACATCAGCGATTTCACCTGCCAGGCCACACAGACCTTTTAACCGAAAAGCGTCAGCTGCCGTTCCGCCTGGGCGATGCGCTCCGTTACGCGCGGATCGGCGCTAGCGTTGATGATATTGTAGAAAGTCTTTTCACAGATGCGGTATTTCGGCCAGATGTAACGACGAAGGATTTCCCGGTTGGACAGTCCGCTCCGTGCATGCTCATCATAAATGCGCACAATGTCCTGCACGCGGAAGGCATAACTCATTCCCACTATTTTCTGACGGTTACCTTTCATTCTTTTAAGCCTTTATCCTTTCCGCAAAGATACAAAAAACCGCACAAAAATCAACACTTTATGCCTTGAATCACCTCTTCCGGTACTTTGGACGACAGGACTGCCGCTGCCTGCCGTAATTTTACAGCGTCATGACAGAAACAACTGATTTATCAACCCTCAAAAACATTACTGACTATGGCTATCAATTACAGCATTGCACAGATGAAAAACCCCAATGACAAGGGGGCACCGGCAAAGTATTATGCGAAGGCACAGGCATCCGGAAGCGTTGACATCAACGAACTGGCCGAAGAAATCTCGTACTCCACTACCCTTACCGACGGAGACGTGCTGAACGTGATCCGTGCCCTGGTGAAACAGATCAACAAGCATATTTCCAAGGGTGAAATTGTGAAACTGGAAAATCTGGGCAGCTTCCAGGCGCAAATCTCCAGCGATGGCGCAGAAGCTGAAGAAGAATTCAGCACCGCCAACATCCGGAAGGTATCGCTTCAGTTCCGTCCCGGTATCGGTCTTCGCGGTCAGCTCAGCCTTGACAACCTGACGTTTCACAAAGTGAAGCCGCTGAATGCTCCGGCTGCGGAAGAGGAAGAAGGCGGTCTGGGAGCCTGATCACCGACTACCTGGCAGTGACTGCGACATTACTGCCAGGTAGTGATCCAACTACCCTGCGGTAATTAATAATTTACTACGGGGTAGTTTTTTCATTTGAATTTAGTAACTTTATAGTCGATTCATTAACTCTTAAAAACAACACAAGCGACCCATGAATGCCATTTACCTGACCGATCTGGCCCTGCTCTATTTTCCTCACAGCACCCCGCGAAGTGCCGTTTCCCAACTTCGCCGCTGGGTGAATCTCAACTCTGAATTACGCGAAAGGCTGTCTGACCTGCATTATAAGAAAGGTCAGCGGGCTTTGACTCCATTACAACATGCTGCTTTCATACAATACTTGGGAGAACCAGGAGAATAAACGAATCCCCGGCATCCGGATGCAGGTGCCGGGGATTTCTGTTTAACTTATCTCAAGACAGGAACGAAGGTTCTGAAGAAGATATATTCATTTTTGATTTTCTGCCTTTACTTTGTTTTCGATGTATCTTACTGTTCTTTTTACTCCATCATCAAATCCTTTATTGTATCCAGAAAGCTTTTCTCCGATATTATAAACAAGCAATCCAATAACAATAATCACCAAGCCTAAAGCCCTATGCCAGTAAGGTAATGAAATATGAAATGGCTTGAACGTAATCTGCATGTTAGCAATCAGTAAAAAGCTAACAATAAAAATCATTATATAAAATACTGTTTTCATATATCAGTCCTCCGTTGGTATTAAATCCTTAATGTATGCCCATTTAACAAATATTTTATCCTTTATCATAATAGCCCAGTCTCTTTCGCAACCTATCCGTAAAACTAATGCCCACTTATGATCTATTAGTAAAAATGGCTCATTTATATTAGGCATTGATTTATCGTAATGCCATACTGTATTTATTCTCCATTGGGCGCCATCGGCAAAAGCCTTGTGTTTTTCCATCACAGATTTATTGTCAGTGAATCCCAATATGCTTCCGGAGTAATCTCCAGCTGCTTTCTCAATATCTTCTTTTTTCATAAATCAATAATTTCAATCTTCAAATCACGCTTCAGTTCCCGAATCATGTCAAGTGTATCATTGTTCTCGACGTCAAAGCAGATACCCAGTAATTCCGGGTTCTGCTGTGATCGTTGCACCTTCAGATCGCAGGGGCGGTTCCACTTCACCCAGATGAACATAAACTGGCTGATCATGCTGTAATGAATCTTAGCCGCCACTCTGCGAGGTCTGAACAGATTAAGGTTCTGGTTCTGCATAGGGTTCTATGTTTTTCACAACCTGTCCACTCAACCAGATCCGTCCGCTGCCCTGGCATTGCGGACACACTTTCTGCTGGGGATATTCCCGGCGCACATCTTTCTCTGCATACACGGTTACTGAGCCGGTTCCTCCGCACTGGCGGCAAAGGCATACACGGCGATGGATATAAGTCTTTTCTGTTTTCATCTTCTGTCTGCATCATTAAATTCAGGTTTCACATCGGGTTCAGCTTCGTATGGATACACGTCCATGATGGCGGTTTCCGATACGGAAGCTATCACATAGTCAGCCAAGGTGTCTTTCATGCCTTCGTCCAACTTCTTGATGGCATCACGAAGGTCGGAAGCTTGTACAAGTACGTTGAATACAGTACGCTTTTCTGCTCCACTCTTCTCGTCGAATGTGACAAACCAAAGTTTGCACTTAAACCAGCGGTCGGCTGCTCCTTCTTCGGACGGGAACAGTTCATTGTAATTCGCTTTTGCAACTCCTACAACTTCAAATTCCCCACTCATAAACGGTGTCATTTCTTCGATGATACGGCTTTCGGCTTCGGTGAAGCTGAGCGCGTCTACCAGATAGGGTTCTGTTACTTTTTTCTGCATTCCGTTTTCCATCGTTTTCTCATAACGGATTTTACATGTAAACCAATTGTGCATCATAATTTTTCTGTTTTTGTTGAGTTTTTAAATATTACGTTAGTGTGGTCTTCTCTTGAATCATCCATACAGTTAAGTCCGTTGCCGTAGCAGCTTATGGTGTGTTCAAAAAACCAGCATCCGCTGCAAGGGTCTTCCGGATCTTCCACTTCGGCTACTTCGAGCGTATGTCCGTTCCAGGTGAACGTTTCACCCAGTTTGTTTTCTTTTGTCAATTTTTCCATGCCAGTTTGATTTTATCTTTCAGCTTATTCCAGTCCCTAACCGCCATACGTGGTTCCATCCAGCAGAGCCAGCCCAGGATTCCTAGCAGATCTCCAAGGATCCGGAACAGGAATCCCAGGATGATCAGCGGCCCGATGACAAGGGAAAAGGCTGTGAACAGCATGATTTGTGTACGTTTGTTCATTATTCGATGAAATAAGATATTACTACCAGATTGCTTCGCATTACTATCAGGGACATCCGGTTATCGTCTTCTCCCAGCCATACGTGGATCAACGCCCGGCGTGTGTGTCCCTCATTTTTCAGGTTCTCAATACATCCTTCGATAATCACTTTCAGACGAAGGTATTCATCACGGGTTGGCTCCAGTTCCCGGTTTTGAGTTACACGGGTCATGTATCCGTGCAGCTTCTTCATCCAGCGCGGCCACTTGTCGCGCCGGATGTTGGTTTTAAAGGTTAATTCAGCCATATCAATCAGGTTTATATCTATTCACAAGCCACCATTTTACTTTTCCTACCCTTTCAACCAGTAATTCAAATGGAAGCTTTAAAAAGTAAGAAAACATAGCCATAATTAACAATGGACTGATCAATATGCAGTATACAGTCCATATTGCATACCATTTGCATTTAGACTTTCTTTTCATTTTTCCATCCATTAAGTTCATAAACCTTATCCCGTGCTTTCTCTTTGGATCGGCACTCCGCGACGGGAGTGCCTGTGCATGTGGACTGAGTGTATTCATTCCGATATACGATCCATAGATTTCCACGGCGGGAATAACTGTACTTAGGCCGTCTGGACTGCATCGCTTTCTTTCTTTGGTTCGACATAGAAAGATTCGTCCTGTACCACCTGAATACCAATTTTCGGGAATAATTCGGCCACTTCAGGAACTTCCCGGTCGGCCAGCAGCTTGTCCTTGGCCAGTTCCTCTGTGGTACGAATATAATCAGGAAGGAATTCTTTTACCAGGTTTGTAACCGAGGCCCAGGTAAAGCCTTTCAGATTCTTCAGCTTCGGGTTACCGGTGCGGAATCCGATGATACCATGTGCCGACTCCAGACTCTTTTTCTTACTGAAAAGCGTATCCTTATTCTCAGTGGCGTAGGTCTGCATCACTTCGAATGTACGATCCTTGGTTTCATTCAGCTCGGCCAGCTGGTCGGCGTACTTCTCACGGATCTTTGTCATTTCCTGGTCCATCTTCGCGGTAAGTGACTGGGCCTTTGCGTCGGCCATTGCAAACTCGGCAAATGCCTGTTCGTACTGTTCGCGGCTTACTCCGCTGATTACTGTTTTCTTGGTTCTTTTTGTTGCCATTTTAATTGAGTTTTAATCGTTATTTAAATTCTGTATAACACAAACGTATTTTTGCTTCTGGATTAATCCCTTGTGCCAATTTCCTTACATCCTTCAAGTCGTCGGTTCGCCAGCATGAGCGGATGCTTTTATTCGGTCTGTCGTGGAAAGAATAAATGATCCTCCATACGATGTATTTCTTCCTATTCATCCCTCATGTCCTCCATTGCCGCCATGTCATATTCCAGTTTCATGGTCTCATCAGCCTGTTGTCCGCAGAAGTTCTCCAGTTCGCGGAGTATCGTTACGCGGTCGCCGAAATCAAACTGCTGCATGCGGTTCATAATGTCATTCTGAATTTGTTCGATTGTATGTTCCATAGCTATTCCTTGTTTGATTTACTATCCTTGTAGTCTCTCACGACAGAACTTCCGAGCAACTCACGCCTGCTGTAGTATACGTTATATCCTTTTTGATAGCGGGTAATGAGTCCTTTATTAGCCCATTGCTTGATGGTGGTCTTTGCACATCCAATCAGGCGGCACGCATCGGCCTGACCTATCAGTTCATCAGGGGCTTCCGAAATGTCTTTACGCGGTGCAGGAGCTACATCGCCCACTCTCAGACCTAACCTGCGTTCCACCCTATCCAGGCGAAGAAGCAGCTTTTTGTACTCCGAAAGACTCAGTGTAATGGTTTCTTCCAACTCCTGCTCTTCTTCCGGTCCGTCTTCCAGATCCGGACAGATGGAACTGATACCAATCTTTCCGGCAAGGAACATAGCTGCATCCCTTGCAGCATAGAACAAGGTTTCGTTTTGATCGTCTTCCGGAACGTCGCGCACATACCGATTGAATACCCATGATTCGCTGCGTTTTTCTTCTAAAACTTCCCTCTGTATGCGACATATCGGATCGTAATTACGTTCTTCCAGATACGCTATTGCACGATTTATTTCTGATTGCTTTCTCATATCATTCCTCCTTTCTTGCCATTGCCTCAAATTGTCGTTTCACTTCCTTCAGTTCCTCCAGCGACATTTCCGTAAGAGGCTTGCGGAACTTGCTGCGTGTACGGCAGAACTGGTTTATCTTCGCTTTGTTCATTTCAAAATCCGCTTCCGTTTCGTTCGTGTAATTTTTGTTCAGACAGGAGATATGAAACGAAAGGGAAAAAATCTGTTTCACTACTTTGCGTGCCTCACGATGGATGCGGTCAGCTTCCTCACGGTTGAACCGTGTTAGCAACAGTCCGGCTTCTTCTTTGGTCAGTCCGGCGGTGCTGTCGGTTCTTCCTTCCGTGAACTGGCTGATAAAACCATGGCGGTCATCATCATCAAATCCCATTTTCCGGAACTGAGCGTGCAGTGCCTTCACCTGCTGCGGTGTGATTGGACGGTCTTTCATCATTGTTCTCATGTATTCTGATTATGAATTGTAAATTGAAAAGATTATTCTTCTCCGTAATATTGCCGGGCTTTCTCCGGCACGATATCGTAATGTCCTACGGGACCGATAAAGCGTCCTTTTGAAAAGGCCCTGAAGCCTTCCACGTAAATCTTCAGCGAGGCATCGTACATCACTCCTTTGGCGGCACGTCCGTTGGGTAACTGGCCTTCGGCGTGGCTGATGAAGATGAGCAGCTTCCGCTTATGTTGTTCCTTAAAGTCAATGTACTGACGGTACGTCATTCGTGTGTACTGGAAGGAATCGATAACCACGATGTCCGGGCTTTTCTGCCGGCGGAGTCGTATGCTGAGTTCATCCATATTCTCGTTGTCGATCAGCAGGAACTTCTTGTTTACTTCCATCATCCCGGTTCGGCGGATGGCATCCTGCATGGTGCGGCAGGCACCTTCCTCCATGCTGTCGTATGCCACACGGCCAAAACGGCACAAATACTTGCAGAGCTGGAGGGCAAAACTGGTCTTTCCGCTACCGGAGTTTCCCCAGATGATCCAGACTCCACGGCGTTCCGGAGTGCCGAATGCATCGTACCAGGGACCATCGAAATCCATCACATCAAACTTCATGGATAGAAGTTCACGGACTCCTTTCGCGTTGCGGTCGAAGGTGAATTTCTTTTTCTGTGGGGGCGGTGTAGTATCCTCTTTATTCATTGCTTCCTCCTTTCCTGTTACGTGCCTCTATCATCCGTTTGCGTGCATGGATGCATCGTTTTACCCTTCTGAGGTCATTTTCGCTGCGTTTGGCATCTTTTAATACTTCCTCTATATCGGCACGGTCTGTCAGATTGTTAGCCTGGCAGATAGCATATATGTCATTCTGCTCTGTGGCAGATACCTCGAAAAAGCGGCGTCCGATTCGGCTGTTTATTTCCTTATATCCTTTCTTGTTGTAGCGTATACCGCTGTCAATTCGCCGTTTGATGTAGTCTGTGCTGAGAAATATGATACCGGAGTGACCTTCCAGGCGGTTGTAAATGCTGATGAAATAGTTGAACACGCTGTCAGTAAGCTTGTCGCCTTCATCAAACACCAGCAGCGGATTCCCCAGGAAAGAAATCATACTGATGGCATTCTCCAGCATATCGCGGAGGTTGGTCGTGTCGGTAGGTGCGCCTACCTGTTTGGCTATCTCACGAACGAAGTCTGAGCGTCGCATATCTTCCGAACAAAGGATGTAGAACACGTTACGGTGCGTGCGGCGGTATTCAATGGCTGCTGTGGTTTTTCCGCATCCGGCATCACCCACAATCCATGTCACGTTCTTGTATGCCTGTGCGTCACTCAGTGCAAAAGTGATTTCCTTGAAAGTCTTTCCTTCGTGAAGGTTCCATGAGTCGAAGGCAAAGCCTATCTGCGAAGCGATACGGATAAACATTTCATCACTGATCAGTTCATACTTTCCGTTGCAAAGCTGGCTCACGGTGGCCGAACTTACACCCTGCAAACTTTCTGCGGCACGGTTCAACGTAGGGTAATTGGAACGGTAGGCAATCAGTGCGCTGCGTACCTGTTCTTTCATTTCTGTTGTTAATCCTTTCATTGTTTTAATAGGTATTTAAGTATTGTTTAATCAAATCGTTAGAATTTTCCCAAGCTGTCCAGTTCATCAAACGTCAGGTTCGATACTTTCTTTGTCCAGTCTCCTGATGATGAGAAGGTCAGCGGTTCATCTGCCAGTACAGGCTCTTCCGGAATATCCGTTTCGGGCATCGGTACCGGAGCTTCCAGTGTGCCACGCTTCATTTCTTCGCGGTATCCGTCAAGCTGCTTTTCGCTCACGGCCACCGGACGCGGTATCCGAAGTTGGGTGTATGCTTCGCCCATGGCTTCCTCCATGAAAAGGTCTTCCTGGGCGATGTGCATGGCTGCACGAGTGCGACGGTTGGCATCCAGTTGGGCAAACAGATAAGCGTTTTCCTCTTCGGTGCGTTCCTGAGTGGCACGATGGATCGTGACTTTCGGTGTAGCGATGGCCGCATACTTGGCTCCCGTGTCAGTCACCGCCCATAGCTCGATGCGGGTCATGTCTTCCGGATCGTAGCGGTAGAGGAACTGACGGCCTACGTTCTGCAGGTGGAAGTTCATATCTATCAGCCCGTCGTCGCCATACACCATGTAGCTGTATTCCTGCTTGTTCATGCGGAAATTGAAACCTTCCTTGGTGTATTGCACCGGAGCCTGAGAGAACAGCATGAAGATTTCGTGTGCTTCGTAATCATCCAGCGGTTGAGCTTTCGGATTCTCGATGGCGGTGTACATTTCCAGTCGGGTCATGCCGGTAAGGCTGGTAGGATGCTGCATCAAGTTCCATTCTTCGCGGCACTCGGCATACTGCTGTTTCAGTTCCTCCAGCGTGGGAAGAAGGTCGATGTTTGCCATTACCAGGTCGATATTCGCGCGGCTGGATAACTTCTTGGCCGTAATGTTCTGACCTGTGAAGTTGTAAAGCTTGTGAAGAACCTGCTGCTGGAACCGTCCGAAAGCGGACTCGATGGATTTGGACTGGCCGTTATGCGGCATCGTGGCTTTGTGAAGATGACAGAGTTTCTTGAAGAATCCCTGCGAAGCCAGTTTCTTATGCCCTCCCTGGTTATCGGTCACTATCTCGTAAGGCTTCACCTTCCATGTCTGGAGTGCCATCCGGTACGCCATGTACTGGTTGTAGAAGTTTTCGCCGTCACCGATAAAGTAGCCGAGGAACAGTTCCGTGCAGGCATCCATCACCTCGTACACATCCGTGGTTCGTGCCACCCATCGCTTCTGCCTGTCATCGTATGCACGGTAGTAAAGGTTTATCTTCGTACCGTCTGAATACCACAGCGAGTTCGGCATGGACGGCATTACCGTATCGAAGGTTGGCATATACTTGTTCTTGAACTCCCTTTCGCCATTTACTGCGGCATACCACCACACCATCACCGCCGGATCGTTCAAGTAACTGTGCATCGTGGTAGGACTCTTGATGGTCTTCAAGCCGCGAAGCACCGCCTGACGGTTGTACTCCTCAAAGAGCTGCATATCGGTGTAAACCGGGAACTTGCTCCGGCGGAGCTTCAGCAGAAGAGCACCTTCTGCTTTCCCAATGCGGCGTGCCGCACTGTTGCCCAGGTTACCGCTAACCAGCACCACATATCCCTCGCGCTTGTAAGCATTGAACTTCTCGCGCAGACGGGCCGGATTTTTCGGCAGTGTGTGACCTGTAATTTCGCGGAGACGCTCACTGCAGATCTGCACGCTGCTCCATGTTTCCGCACGCCGGGAGAAACCGCCTTTGGCATGTTCCACACTGCGTGCCTTTTCCGTCCGCAGCATTTCGTTCATCACCTGGGCGTTCAGGATGTATTCCAGCTGTCTATAAGGCTCGATACGTGGCTCAAACTCCTTGAAGAATCGTACCGCATCGGCATCGAAGCGGATCTGTGTGTTGATGTACTTTTCCTGCTCACGCTGTTTCATTTCCTCGTATGCGTTTTTGAATGTGTCATCGTATGCTGCACGGAGCCGTTCCGGCATGGAGCGGTAGGCAATCAGAGCCTCGCGTCCGTTACCTCCCCTCTGGAGGAGGGTAAGCTTGCCTTCACGAATGTATTTCTTATAGGTGGGCTGGCTGATAAGTCCGCTCCCCACAAGCTCCGTAAAGCTGACGCATAATGTGTTTCCGTACATTTCCATGATTAATTCGTTAAGATTGTAGTCCGGCTCCGGGGCTTGAACCCGGATGGCAGCCGCTTCACTTCTTCTTACCATATTCCCAATTCCTATTGAAAACAGCCCAATATGTCAAATTACAGTCGTTATCCTGAATGTGTGAAGTTCTGCAAGCCGTGTGTGATTTATTCCTTTTTCTGTGCTTCCCGCTTCTTTATTTCTTCATCCATCCATTCCTGGTATTCTTTATCCTCCTTGTCCATCCGTATTGCAGCAGGTATGAGTGCCAGGCAGAGGCAGGGTG